TGATGTGCACATAAAGTTGCCGCTAAATGCCATTTTACAATCTCCTTATAAGCTTGGCTAGTTCAGGATGACCTGCGTCCTTGAGGGCATTATACACAGATGTACGGTCACTGTGAATAGCTTGTCTCATGTAGTAAGCCACCAGTTTCTCCAGATGCTTAGAAAAGGCATTAGCCTGATCCTTTATTACTGGATGCGCTGAATCCGATACAGATATGATCTTCTGCACACACTGTTCGGATAATTCATCAGGGGTAAGACCCCTGTTATGAGTTGTATTTATCTGTACCAAAGATTCATCTTTAGGAACACTTACATCTATCTTAAACATTACATATCTATCCTTGGCTCACCATCACGATAACTATCTCTTTTTAACCTGCCATCTCCCAACACCGCAAGTCTTTGCATAGCCTCATCAAACTTTTCTTTATACATAACAAGCACATCCTGCTCACCTTTCATAAATATATAAGCATTTACTAGGCTACCATAAAGCAATGCTTGTTCTGCGTTATCTCCTAGCCATGAGGTGCTAGAAGTAACAATTGATGGCGGATCGTAATAATAGTGCAATTGAACTAAATAGTTTGTGTCAGGTGTAGGAGCTACAATAAAATTACCTGGAGAGTTAGTAGACGAGAAGTCTCCATCAAACTCTGAATAATATTTTGGAAGCCCAGTTGTCGATTGATTGGGATATGCTTCACGCATAAAGTTTACATCTTTCTCAATAAGAAAGTTGTAGTTACTACTGCTATCCACAACAGCAAAAGAAAAAGGTGCAAGAAAATCATTTGGCCTTGCTATGTATGGATGAGAAGCAGTTACATTAGCTGTTACGTTTTTTCTAAGTTCTGGAATCATAACAGTTCTAAATATTAATTCTTCTGCCTGCCTTACAAAGGTGGGTATTTCTGCAACAAAAGTTGTTTCGTTATTCTCTGTAAAGTCCTGTATAGACTGTAGTAACTCAGCGTAATTCATTCTTCAGCCTCATTATAAAGATTATCGAACACTCTATTCACGTCCAGTGTATAGTCTAAATCACTTTTTGAATAGTGTATATGCTGAGATGGCATGAAGTCAGGAGCACCCTTTCCAGTCTCAAACCATGCAGGATGCGTTACCCTTACACGATTATTTGGAAGTGCCACTATGTTCCCAGTCCATTCTCCTGCATCAAGCAACTGCATAACATGACTCTGCTTATGCTGTGCAGGGTCATCTGCTATCTCACTCTCTGCATAATCAACGGTAAACAAATACTTTGCTGCATACATACTACCATCTATCTTAGCTATCCAAGGACATGGAGTTGCTCTATCTAAAACATACACGGCATGATTGTAAGCTGAACAGTCCCAAGGCTGTGCGTCATGCACCGCCATAGGTTCAGGCCAATCCTCTAGTGGCTCATCAGCTACTAAAGCAGTTATCGGCATTCTAGCCCACATTGCACCACCGTGTACATTTTCTTCACCTTCTTCATCAGCCTCAGATCCTGTAAATATAACCTGAAAGCTTAGACACCTATTAGGCATCGTTGTTACCGCAATAGCCATCGCATGAAGGAACTCGCCATGATAACGCTCGTGATTACAAGTATATTCACGGCGAACCCAACATTTGAAATGCGGTATGTTGCTTTGCAAATATGCCATTCTTACCCATTGCGAGTAAACTTCTGCGGCCTTGCTGCACCACTACCACGAGCTACTCCCCCTCTTGCTCTTCCTTTTGATTTCATTCTACCACCAATTTGTTTCTTCATGACTCCACCCTTAGCCATTCCTTTCTTTCTCATAGAACCACCACCCATTTTCTTGATAGCTCCACCCTTGGCGTAACCCTTCTTCTTCATGGCTCCTCCTTTAGCCATGCCTTTTTTCTTCATGGCTCCACCCTTAGCCATTCCCTTCTTCTTCATCATGCCGCCGCCCATTTTTTTAACAGCGCCACCTTTAGCCATACCCTTTTTCTTCATTGTGCCGCCTACTCTTTTTTTGACGGCGCTCTTTTTGGTCGTGCTTTTTTTCTTAGTAGCACCACCCTTTTTCATTTTACCTACGCCATCAGCAGCAAAGAACGGAACTTTCTTTCCATCTTTCTCTACCATTCTAAGCTTGCTACCTTTCTTCATAGCAATTGGTTTCTTC